CCTTCAATGTCTGGATGCGCAACGGCCTGGCCGGTGTCGAGCACTGGTGCAAGCAAGTGCCGCACAAAGCAGCCGCCATCCTCGGCTACTGGTACAGAGACATCGATGACCTGCCGAAGTTGGTTGAGGATGACCCGGAGGAAGCCGCGGTGTGGATCGAAGATCTGTTCCGCACCGACAGCGTGACACCGACGATGCTCAACTGAGGAGAGTCATGGATCCCTGGCAGCAGCATGTCTCGCTCGAGATAAGCGAATCGCTCGGGGATGACGAACGCCTCCTGGAAATCACGGAGGCGTTGTTGTCCATGCACATGGCCGACCTCATTCCCGGCGACATCTCCGACCAACTCTTCAACCAAATCGATCTCACTCGAGAAGGAGGTGAATGAACCTGATAACGTCAGGCACCGAGGGGCTTCGGCCCCTTGAAGGTGACCTGAAAGAAAAGCGACTGGTCCTCGCACACAACCGACTGAACCGGCGGTATCAGATGCCGCGCTTTCAAATCTTTCACGCAACAGGAGGCTTTGGCTGTCAGGAGAACAGCCTTGGTAGTGCCGTCTTCGGAATCCATATCGCTGACGGCGAGAGCGCTCGATGGAATCGCAACGACTTCATCGGGATTGCAGACGACGACCTGGTCAACCGGGCGCTTGAGGACACCACGCCAGTCGAGGGTATCGATCTCGACAAACGTGTGTACTTCCTCATCGCCAAGGACGGGTCAACTGAAACAGGAGACACGATCGAACAAGCACGACAGAGACTTCGCCGCATCACCAGCGCAGCGGTTCGGGTTGCGTATCACGCGCATCCCGAATCCTTTGTCACCAACTTTGGATTTCTGAGCTGGCCCAAAGGAGCCGAGCCTGTCGAGGTAAAGATCAAGTCGAGAGGAGGAATTTGGATCGACGCAAATTAGACATCATCCGCACCGTGGAGGGACTCGGTTACACAATCGAGTCCATCTCACGGCCACGTAGTTCGCATTACCACGTAGTAGTATCAAATGGAAAACACAGTATCAAAGCAATCTTCTCTGGGTCAGCAAGCGACCACCGAACAATGCTTAACCAGAAGTCACAAATTAAAAGGGCGTTTGCCCAAGTTGAGCAGACTGGAAACATCCCGCATGCTTGCCGAGTACAGAGATCCCAGGGTCAAGCTCAATGAGCTGGTAAAACGGTACGACATCACCAAGCAGACCATTCGCAAGTACGTGAAAGCGTCGGGTATGAATGTTCGGTACAAAGAGCGCGGTCGTCACAACCCGATCACCGCTCAAGAAGCCGATCGCATCATGAGCCTGCGAGAGATGGGACTGAACCAGCGCCAGATAGCGCTGATGGTGAATCGATCGCAGACCGGCGTAGCACGCGTTATTAAGCGCCGTGAGCTTGAGCTGGTTAACACGCCGCCCAGCCTGTGGCAGCGCATCAAGTGGCTGTTCAAAGCCTGATGGAAGTGACAACAGTCCGGAGCTTCGGCTCCGGCTGTTGTTTTTTTACCACTCCCGGCGGCTTAATCATTCCACGCACGAATGAAAAAAACCCCCGGTTCATGGCCGGGGGTTCTTGTTGCTGGAGCTGTCACCTCATTTGGGTGTGGCCTCGTAGACCATGCTCATGTGCGTAATGTCGCTGGGAGTTTCTGTTTCAAGCAAGTGCGTTGCTGAATGTTGCTCTCTGACCAGGGCGGCAAACGCCTTGAGACTGAGCTCGAGGGTGAAGTCCACATCCTCGTCCCACTCCATGTCGTCCATCATGAAACCCCAGGGGATCCTGACCCGCCACGACCTGAAGTCTTCCCGGTAGGCCAGCACAGGCTGAGCGCCAACCCGCCTGGCCTGCTCGCATGCCTGCTGCCAGAAACGATCGACGTCGGACTCCTTCACCACCTTGTACCTCTTGATCTCCAGGGCAAATCCTTCCAGGCCCAGGATGTCATGTCCCCCGTTCCTGGTCTGCTCGAGGTTCCTCTTGAGCGGCTCGACCAGCGCGTCCCCCAGGTGCTCACCGAGCGCCTTACAAAACTCCCTCTCTCCCGCCGCCCCCTTGGCTCGACTGTTGATCTTCCCCATTACTGCCTCGTCTGCGGTTGCTTGGCCAAGAACTCAGCCGCCTCTTCTTCCGACAAAGGCCGAGCCTTCTCGAAGATCTCGCCCGAGTCCACCATCTTGTGGATTTCTGCGATCAAATTCGCGAGCTCCTCTGGTGTGCCGGTGAAGTCATCGAAGCAACCTGGCGCAAACACCACCTCCATCTTTTTGTTCTCGTCCATCATGCTGCCTTTCGTAATGCTTGGTACTGAGTCCTGGTCATGCCCAGGTGGAACACGCTGATCCCCGTCAGTCGCTTCCTCAGATTCTCGTCGTACCTGCGGCGGTTCGCTTTCGGATCTGCCTTCGGCTTGTTGGCGTCAGGCTTGTCACCCAAGGCGTACACCGGTCGGGGATAGCGGCGCAGTCCCTCCTGGTCGTACACGTACCGGGTGATATAGATGCGTTTTGGGATCGTCTTACAAACCTTGGTCATCCTGGTCAGGATGGCGCTGATGTACATCCGGTCCGAGCCGATGACATCACAAATATCGTGGCGGGTCATCTCGCCGTGCTCCTCTAGCGCCTTCATGATCTTGATCGTCACCGATCCCCAGTCCTTCTTCACTTCATTGCCTCCATAGTCAGCCCGATGTTGCCGATGGCATATCCAACGAAGGCAATACCAAGCCCTGTGTTCCCTTTGCGCAACAGATCTGCTGCGACAATGGCGTACACAACGCCAATGATTGCGATCAGCCATGAGCTCATCGTTCTTCTCCCATTGGTACGTCACGCCACTCGCCTTCCGGTCCGTAGGTTGTGTGCGGTTCACGCTCGAACCATTGTTGCAATACCCGCTGCTTAATCTTTCCACGCCTGACTGTGCCGTCCGCGTCCACCGTGCGGCAGAACCGGTCGAGCTCGACCTCACGCTCAACAAATTGAAGTCTTGGCGTCGGGGTCATAGCGCCGCCTTTGAGTAGGCTTCCATCAAGCGTTGCGAGATGTTCTGAATGGCGTACGCCTCAGACTCCGCGCTCGGGTCGTGCTCGCCCACGGAATCCCGGTGCTCCTGCCAGATATGCACAGCCTCATGCACCAGGAGCGCAGCAACCTGGACTCCAGTCCGTTCAGGGGTCTTGTCGATGCAGACGATCGCCGCTTTGGCGCCATCGGGATGGTCGAGGAAGTGGGTTGTTGCATTGGCCTCTTCGCTGATCCAGCGAGGCCACTGATGCGGCGGCACGTTCATCGCCTTCATCTGCTTCTGAAACTCCTTCTCGCTGAGGCAAAGCCCGAAGTTGTACCGGCACTGCCAGAGAGAACGATCACACCAATTCATTACCACTTCCTTCCAAAATCTTTTGCGCCACGATCTTCGCCACGCTGTTTGCACTACCGTTGTCGAACGACCTCACGATCGCTGCGTCATGCTCGCGTTGAGCCTGAGCAACCAGCTCGAACGCCTTCTCGACTTCCTCCCAGGTGGTAGGCACCGTCAGGCAAAACTTCTCATCGTCTTTGTTCCAGCGGCAGAACATGCCGAACCACTTGGCCTCGGTGATGATTCGCTCGGTGAACTTACGCTCCATACGCCCTCCGCTCTGCACGTTCGTTGGCCTGCTTGGTACGCCAGATCTCTATCTCCCACTCGGTCGCCTTCATGTGGTAGCGGATCTTCTCCTCCTCGAACACGGCGGTCTTGAGGTTGTCCAAGAGCTCGAGGTACTTGTCGTTAGCCCTGGCTTCACGGTCTTGTGCCACGCCTGAGTTGTACCCGGCGCGCTCTGCATCCTTCATCAACAGGGCAAGCATTGACTTCTTGTATTCGTCCAGGTACTCACGCTGCGCACGGGCAGGCGCGTACCTGTCCGCGAGCTGGCGATACCGCTCGAGCAGTTCTTCAATGTCCATCGTCTTCTCCAATCAATTCGATTCGGCCATCCCGGTAGTAAAGGCGGTTGCCCATACGACTCGGGTACTTGAGAAAGTCCTCAGAGCCAGGCCGCATGGGCAGTGGCTTCTCGTCGGACGGGTTATAGGTAGGGCGGTCAATGACAGCCTGAAGCTGGGGCGGCGGAGCACGACGGGGACGCAGGCCGCGGCAAGGGCCGAGCTCCTGGAGCTTCTCGTGGCCACGTTTGGTCAGCGCCCAGTTGTCACCCTCGTGGCGACGGACAAAGCCGTTGCTCACCAGGCGCGCCATGTACTCGCCATCGAACCTGCTGACGCTGTTGATGGCGCCGGCGATTACCTTGAGCTCTTTGCTCGGGGCTGGACCGAACGACAAGGCGTACATGATTCGATGTGAGCCTGCGTTCGCTACAACTTTTCCAGTGTTCACTTCTTGCTCCTACTGCCTACTGCCCCGTATCCACGGGTGGCATGACGACGCCAGCACATCCCGCAGATGAACTTCTGCCCCATGTACACGCCATCGCTTCCGGTCTTCTCGTTGCCGCACTTCGAGCAGGTCGAGCTCGGCAAGCTAAAGTCTCTCGATCCAGGCAGGGTGATGTGGGTATCGATCACTCCGTACCTCCGAAGCTCTTGCCATCACGCCCAGCGTCAACCGCCTGACGCATGAGTCCGCCGATGCTGTCGATGATTGCAGTCGAGTCCTTCATCATCGAGTTCCAGTCGTCATCGGTGGACTGACTGACGGTGCGCAGTGTTATGGCCAGTGTGGTCAAGCACTGGGACATGCCGAACGCGCAAGCCTTGGCCATCGCCTCATTGTGTGCATCGATCTCTTCGCACATGATTCCGCCGATGTCAGCGAGCTGCTTGCACAGCAGCAGGACACGCACGGTCTCCGCATACCTGTCGCCTTTCACAGCCGACAGCGTTTTCAGAATGTTGTTGGCTTCCTCTTTGACCTGTTTCAGGTTTTCCTGCGTAGTGCTCACTTCGTTACTCCAATCAATCCTTGACGCCACATTTCCTGGTATGTCTTGCAGATCGCGGTCAGCGTGAAATCCCTGCGGTCTGCTCTGCTCATCTCGCCACCCTGGTCGAGATTCGTATGGCACCGATGGCACAGCCATGCGCTCATGCAATCGTCTGCCTTGATCCCCATCCCTTTGCCGTGCTCGGGCAGGTTGCTGTGCGCAGCGACGATCGTGCCGTCCTGGTTGCCGCACATCACGCACCGCTGGTCACGGGCAAGGTCGAGGAACTGTCGGTTGCGTTGGTTCATTCACCGTCCTTTGCCGCCTGGTACTGCGCCGCTGACGGAGGCGAATAAGCACCATCGAACTCACGGAACCTGCCGCTGTTGCTCTGCCATTGAAGAAACGCCGTGCCGCGACGGCCAAGCCATCGAGAGCGAATCTTCTGGACGTGAACCTCGGTAGGCGCTTGGGGATTACGCACGTCACGATGAACCGCGACGATGTTGTCGGCCTTGTTGTAGAAGTGCGCCGAGCCTGAGACGGTGTACCCATCAGGCACCGGGTACTCGCCGTTCTTTTCCTTCATCAGCTTGGCGGGGTGCGCCACCAGCCAGACGTGGATGCTGTTCTCGCGAGCGAACTTTCGGAGCTGGGTGAGGAAGGTGCTGACGTACTCAGTCTCGTTCACGCCATCCTTGCGCTTGGTGTGATCGAGCTCGTTGTACGGGTCGATAATAAGACCCTTCATACCGTGGCGGCGAACCAACACTTTCGCTTTCGCCAGGACCGAATCGAGCGTGGGCTCTTCGGGCATGATGAAATGAAAGTGCTCGTTGAGCCACGCCTTCGCCTCGTGGAACTTTGCCTGGTTCACACGGCCAGCTACCAGGCGCTCGTTCATGCGCTTCTCGATCAGCTTGGCGGCATGCCAAGAGATCGGCTGGTTCTCGGGTGAGCACACGCCGAACACCCAGCCGGCGTTCTCTGCGATGTTCACCGCCAGGGCATCGAGCCACTCGGACTTGCCCATCGATGGGATGCCAGTGACCAACGTCCACTGACCAGGCGCCGGGGTGTAGAGACCATTGACGGAGTCCCATCCTGTGGGCTCGCCCTTGATCATCCCGAACTCGAGCATGTTGTTGATGTCGTCCTCAATGTCAGAGATCGAGAACACACCCTCAACCGGGAACGCCTTGGCGTCTTCGATGCAATGACGCAAAGCCTCTGCGCCGTGTCGCATCAGGACTTCGTTGGCGTCCTTGCACCCTTCAGGCCACGTGACGCGCATGCACTTGTCACGACCGAGACGACGGGCGAGCTCGTCTTCCAGCTTCTTGCCAGGCTCATCGTTGTCCACCGCCAACACGAACTGCTTGACCTGGTCGAAGCGCTCGTCATCCAGGAACTCGAACTTGAGCTCGAGGTTCTTGGACTCAGGGGTAGGCGCCCCATCAGGGACTGAGATGGCGTTGCGGAAACCAGCCACCTCGAGTGAGAGCGCATCCATCTCCCCCTCGCAGATGATCGTGGTCTCGGTGATGTCGTCGTACTTGTAGACAATCTTCTCCGCCCCTGCTACCTGGCGGAAATTCTTCGAGCTATCGCGGTACTTCACGTTGACGATCTCGCCAGCCTTGAAGTACGGAAACGCGATCGCCTGAACCTCTTCCTCGATCTGAGGCATCCACACTCTCTCGAGTGCGATGCGGTTGCGGATGAGTACGTCGGTGGTGAGACCGCGTTTTGTCAGAAACGTGATGGCGTTATCTGACAGAACCGCAGGTCTGAACTCGGGGCGGTGATAGACGCGTCGGTTCGGAGGAGCCGAGCGGTTGATCACACCAGACCCGAGACCACCTGACCACCCGCAATGGTGGCAGTGCCATACACCCTTCTCGGTGTTCACATTCAGGCACGGGTAGTTCTTCTTCTTCCGCGTGTGTGAGCACTGCGGACAGGTCGTCTTGACCTCTTCTCCGGACCTACCGTTCAGGTCGATCCCGAAGTCTGAAAAATTTTTCATGAGCTCCTACGTAGTTCTTTGGACTTCGGTGATTACTCTTCGAGTAATTATGAAGTTCTAAGAGTATTGATATGGTCTAGACCAGATCGAATCATTTCAATACGATTTGGTCCGGCGTACATCAGCACACACCTGGCACTGACGGCCTTCATTATCCCTGGCCGAAGTACGAAATCTATTAGGGAAATCCCTAACGCCTCTTAAGCAAACGTATCGCTACAATCCACTCCACCGAGATTCAAGCGACACGCAGCATTTCGGCACAAAATCTACCATCAACAATCTCTCAGGAGCACTATGCAGAAGATAGCATCAGCCTTGGTCAAGGCGCAGAAAGGGTTCGGCGCCGCCCTTAAGACCTCGAGCAACCCCCATTTCAAGAGCCGCTATGCCGACCTGGCAGCGTGTGTCGAGGCGGTCATCGACTCGCTCAACGACAACGGTGTGGCGTTAATCCAACAGACCCATGAATGTGATAGCGGCGTGATTGTGGAGACGATGTTCATCCACGAAAGCGGCGAGACCTTCAGCGCCGGCAAGCTGCACGTCCCCGCCTCGAAGCATGACGCGCAGGGCTACGGATCTGCGCTGACCTATGCCCGTCGTTACAGCCTCATGGCGGCGTGTGGAATCGCGCCAGAAGACGACGACGGAAATGCCGCTACCTCCGCCCCTCCCCAGGTGCGCAAGCCTGTCCAGGCCCCGCCGAAGCCCGTCCCTGAGACCGTCAAGAAGATTGGAGCCGACGAGCTCGCCAGCATCACCAAGCTCGCTGAGGTGGCCGGCGTGAAGCTCGAGTCCATCGCCGCGGCTTACGACCTCCAATCCATCAACGACCTCCCGCTGGCCAAGACAGCGGAAGTCATTGCCCGCCTCCAGAAGAAGGCATCCGAAGCAACCCAGCAGACCAAGGAGTAACTGAATGTCCGCTACCTACAACAACCAGATCGAAATCGTTCTTTTCGACAACAACCGAGCCACCAATCCGAAGGCCCCGCAAGAGACCGGGACCGTCACCTTCCCTGATGGCACCAAGTACCAGGTCGCCCTGTGGCATCGCGTGAGCAAGAACGGCAACCCGTTCAAGAGCGGCATGCTGAAGATGGACGACGGCAAGTACTCCGGCGGTCGCAATGGCGGTGGCCAGGGCGGCGGTAACGGTGGCGCGAAAGTGGACTGGTAATGGCCAACCTCACCAACGTACACGGCCTGCCTGACGCGTTCGTCAACGCGATCAAGAACGATCCGTACACCGGTGGCGGCGACATCTCCGTGACCAAGCTGATCGACTCGCCTCGCCGGCGGGTACTCGGCAAGAAGTACAAGGACCTCGTGGTCGTTGACGTCTCGGAGATGACCTGGGCGCTCATGGGTCAGTGTATGCACACGGTCCTCGAGCGCGCCCAGACCGACGCCCTGGTCGAGCAACGCCTGTTCGCTGACATGGAAGGCTGGCGCGTAAGCGGACAGTTCGACCGCTGTCACGTCGAGAACGGATTGATGCAGGACTGGAAGGTCTGCTCGGTCTGGAAGGCAGGCGGCGATGAGTCCTGGGAGAAGCAGCTCAACTGCCTGCGTTGGCTCGCGCACAAGAACGGCATCCAGGTAGACCGGCTTCAAGTTGTCGCAATCTTCCGTGACTGGAAGAAGGCTGAAGCCATGCGCAATCCTGACTACCCGCAACAGAACGTCGCGGTTATCGACGTACCGGTGTGGACGCTTGAAGAGGCCGAGGCGTTTGTCCGGGCGCGTGTCCAACTTCATCAGTCTTCAGAAGCCGGAGCGGATACCGAATGCAACGAAGATGAGCGCTGGTACTCAGGGACGAGCTATGCGCTCATGAAGGACGGTGGCAAGCGAGCCAAGAAGGTTGCACCCACCAAGGAAGAGCTAGGTGAGGTTCCTGCTGGTCATTACATCGAGGAACGTCCCGGTGTGAATCGCCGGTGCGAAGGATATTGCGACGTGGCCCCGTTCTGCGAGCAGTACCAGCGCATCAAATCCACAACTACTACAACGGAGCCCGCATCAAATGATGTCGATTTTTGAAGCAGCCAAGTACCTCGGTATCTCGGTCTTCTCGCTTCGCAAACTCGCCCGTGAAAAGCGCCTGCCCGCCGGAAAGGTGGGTCGCCAATGGCGCTTCCGTCAGGATGACCTGGACTCGTTCTTGAAGAAGCAGTACGGAGAAGAGAAGCATGCCGCATGACACCATCAACGAAACCCTGGCCGAGCGTGGTTCACGCTACGGTTTGTTCAAAGACCACGCTGAGGTCTCCCAGTCCCTGAAGGGCATCATCCGCCACTTCATGGGTAAGAAATGGGACGAGATTCACGATGACCAACGTGAGGCGCTCGAGATGATCTGTCACAAGATCGCTCGGATTGTCAACGGCGATCCGGATTACTCCGACTCGTGGATCGACATCGCCGGTTACTCCAAGCTGGTGGCTGATCGTCTCGACGGGGTCGCGCAATGATTAACGCCGACCTCGCTGAGCAAGGCGCCAAGACGGGGATGCTGCTTGCATCATCGCGCGCCGATCGGTTCGTGGATGACTGGACTGACCAGGCCACGGTTTTCTTCAAGCTATACGCCCGACTGCACGGACACAAAGGTTTCATGACCGAAGACGTCCGTCTGTGGGCTACCAAACTTGGCTTTGAGTCTGCGCCCGATCAACGGGCGTGGGGACTCATCGCCAGGCGCCTCTCGAGTGAGGGGTACATCAAGGCTGATGGATTTGGAAAGCAGAGATCTGCAACCTGCCACGGCTCTCCTAAAACCATCTGGAAAACGCAACCGCTATGAACGACCAATTCTCCATCTCCCTGAACCTCGAGCAAATCAACGCCATGCTGCGCCAGCTTGACGCCGGCCCGCACAACGTTGTCCGTCCGCTGATCGACTCGGTCATTGGTCAAGTCCAGGCACAGCAGCAGGCTCGTCAGCAAGCGGCTGCGCCCATTCCCGAAGCAGGTGCCGACGAGTGACGAACTTCCAACGTACTGCTGACTGGCTCATGGCCTGCGGCAAGGCGCCCAACGCCGAGAACTTCTCGGTGCAGGTCGGGTGTCACCTCGAGGAATTCGTGGAGCTCCTGCACTGCCTGGAGTTCCGCGGGACCATGGTGCCGCCTGATGTGGCGTCTGCTGCTGTCGCCGTGTTCACCGAGCTCGCAGAGGACCTGAAGAGTGGCAAAGCCGAATGCCGTATCGCACCAGGTAAGGACGAGGAAGCCCTCGACGCGCTGTGCGATGCGGAGGTCACCGGCAACGGTGTCGCTTACATGGCGGGCTTTGACAAAGACGGGGCGGACCAAGCGGTACTGGCATCGAATGACGCCAAGCTGGTGGACGGCAAGCCCGTGCTCAAGCCTGGCGGGAAGATCGGCAAGCCACCGGGCTGGAAGGCCCCTGACCTGTCTGCGTTTGTATGAACCAAGAAGAGATCTGGGCTCGAGAGCTACGGCAGGCGCGAGAGCGGCTGGTAGCTCGAGTGCGAGAGGCTATGGCCATCTCTTCGCCAACCCGTCGGTACGCCCTGTACCAGGACTGGCGCAAAGAGATTGGGGACGTAGCAGCACGAGAGCAGGCCAAGTTCGTGGAGGCTGTGCGCTCGGGCCGGATCTCGCTGAAAAAGATAGAGGACATGCTGTGAACGACATCGCAAAAGTTGTCACGACCCTGGTCAGCGCAATGATTGTCTTTGCCTGCTGCTGGGTTCTCGTGGGATTTGCCGCTCGCATCGTGGCAACGCTGTTCTGCTGGGGGTATGGCTGCTGATGTCGTACGAACAAGACCAAGCAGATCGCATCCGCGATCGCCTGCGCAAAGCAATCAACACGGTGCCCAAGCGCGTGACCAATGGAAACGTGCAAGACACCCGTGCCTGGCTCGAGGTCCGAGCTGAAGCGGAGAAGATGCTGAACAAGAAAGCGGCATCGGTCCCTCAGTTGCTGGCCATGATTTCGAGAGTTGAAGAATGACTGAACATGAACGCGTCGTAGCCGACCGCTACGAATACACCGTGTACCAGTGGGGCGTGATTACTTTCGTGCCTC